TCTGCTACATATACCTCATATACCCAAGTGCTACCATCCTGATAAGGTACACCGTTTACACGTACCTGGAAATTAATATTATCGAATGCGAGAACAGCTCCGGGGCCGAAGTAACGCTCCTCCAAACCAAGATAGATAGGAGTACCATTTACACCAGGAGTTAGACCATCCAGAACAGCCTGAGGAGTGATCTCCTTACCGTTCCACTTAGCCCAACGAATATTTACAGCGTGATCTGAATCAACCATTACAGACCACTCATACTCGCGGTTCTCAATTGTCATTGTGCGGCCAATACCGCCAGTAATAAGGTCAATGGCAGTTGAAATACCATCGTCTTTTGTACCAAACACCAGTGAAAGCAGACCGGCTACTTCATGAGGTCTGGTAAGCATTGCGTTAGCAATCATGTTCTCATCAACCAGATCCGAGAAACGACGTCCACGGTACAGCTGAAGATTATTCAAAAAAGAATTATTCATATGTATTATTAAATTGATTTAGCTCAATCATAGGAACTTTGACGCTATTTCCCATGCTTGAGGTGCTTTTTCTTCTTTGACACCATACGTTGAATGATTTTTAGTTTGGTGTCTTAACATTGTTCTAAGTTTACTCGCAGCAGATGTCTGACCATCACGTTTAGCAGTACCTAACAACGCATCTCCCTTCATTGTGAAGTAGGCTGACTCTATCAGATTCTCAACCATATTCTGATTGAAGTCTTTCTGATACTGAGTTAGACCATCGGCATCAACACGTGTAATATAATCAAGCAATGCTTTTCTATCCTCCTTTGGAACAGAAATACCACGAATGTTGTTCAAACCAGCAATGGTTGTATTCAAGTCATTCATGAACTGCATAGCTTGCTGTTCTTGTGCCTGTCTAAGTTGTTCTTGTTCTGCTTGGGCTTGCTGAAGCTCGTGTTCATGTACTCGTTTCAAGTAAGTAACTGCATCAGCAGCCTCATCTTCGAGCATGTCAGCATCCTCGTATCGTTCGATTTTACGATTGATTTGTTCGTCATTATAACCTTGTAATCTCATGTAGTCACGAACAACTGCTTTCTGATTAGATTCGTCTTCCATATCAAGTGTATCGTATGACATCACTTGCGACTGACGCTCGTAGAAATCTTCGAATCTACCGCCATTCCTGATATAATTATCAAGTTGTTCTACTCGTTGATCAGAGTAAGTAGGTTTAGAGTTTTGCTCAACCATCTCTCCGATATAGTCAATAAGACCTTCAACTGAAGTAGGCTTCTCGTCGTCAGTTACATCCCAATTAAGAGCCTCTGCGAAGGCGTCAAAGAAAGCACCAATTTGTTGTGCTTCACGAGGATCTTCTGTAACTTCTTCTGTCTGAGTTACATCCTCTTCTTCAACAGTAGGCTCTTCGTTGTTGGAAGGCTGTGTGTTATTCATTCTATTTAATACATCTTCTGGGATATCAGTATCATCTTTCAAAGGATCTTCATTCCCAGTCTCTTCCTCAGTAACCGTTGTAGTTGGTTCTGGATCTTCTTCTTTTGTAAGATCGTCAACACTTGGACCATCAAGGTTAGTTACTTCTTCACCCTGTTCGATGTTATCATATCCCATCGTGTTAAATACGTCGTCCAGTGGACTATTCTTTTTCTTTCTCATATATTATATATGTATATTTTAGAGCAGAGAAATAAGTAATGTACCAATGATAGAACCTAAGAAGGTAGCTATCATGTCTTTATATTCTCCGTTTTCCTTCATTACTACTTTGTCAAACACTTCTTTCAGGTTGCCTGCAACAAAACCGGCAGCTATACCGAGAGCTGGTGCAAGGAACGGATCGTAACAATGTGGAGCAGCAATAAGGGTTACTGCCTGACCAATGTAACTACCTGCGATGAAGTGCAACAGCTTGTCCGATTTAATCGAAGCAAGCTTGTCCATTATTTTAGTGTATGTCTTTTTCATAGTATTTATTTGTTTCGCGGTTCATTCCGCGTATAGTTAATGTTTCCATTTCTTACTATTGAGTGCAAATATAGCACGCTTGCGAGTTAGAGGATTCTTACTGTGCGTTAGTTGTTCTGTAGTCTTCCCAGTACGTTTCTTTAGAGCATTGAACTTACCACGATTCTTAGGCTTTATATATATCTTATGCTTATCTTTACCACGATCATATGAATCATCGGTTGCTGCCGGTAACATAAACGAAGCAGTTCCTCCTCCTAATAATGGTGGAAGCAACCACGAATAAAAATTATCAAAATAATTTCTTCCTGTCTCTTCTGTGTAATGAGCTATAAAGTTTCTAGCATCTATAGGTAAATCATTAAATGAAAGATTTGTATGAAAAGGATCATACCAAGATTTATATGCATCGTCTATAGTAAATTCGGGATGCTTTGCCAAAAACATATCCAAAGATATAGCGCGGGTTCTAGGTTCTACATCATCAAGCATATAAGGCTTTCCGTTTTGGATAAATTTAGAAGGGGTTGCTTCTTTTAAAGGAAATCTTTTATTGTTTTCAATAGCAGCGCTGTTAGCAAAATCAACTGCATGATTAATCTCATGGTTTATAACATCTTGTCCTGCATTTTCATTTAAAACAATTACGCTTTGTGTTCCTTCAGGTGTTGTTCTTGTTGGTAGAGTTACACCTTCAACTGTGCCCACATCTGAATTTTTTGTAAATCTTGGATGCAGTGGATTGCGTTCAATAGGGGTATTTTTTATTGTTTGTAAAGCATCGTCAATAAAAGCATCTGCTATTTCCCCATCTCCAACATTCTTTAAAACCCTATCTCTGTAACGTTTAGAACTATAATATTCAAGCATTTCTTGTTTAGACTCTTCAGAAATAGGCACAGCACCCCTTTTTGTATTTATAACCTTTTTCATTGACTCTATAAATCTTTTATCACTATCCGACGCTGTACCATTTTTTACATTTTCATTTGCTTCTAAAAATTTTCTTTTCAAAACAGGATTTGTTAAGTACTCAGCATCTTGTTGTACAGATAATGCGGCTGTCCTGTAACCTGTATTTCTTTGTTTAGAAGTTATATTGGCTGCATTCTTTGCTGTTATTTGTGGAGTTCTTGCAGCTTCTGCTAATTCTATGGTAGGAGTTTCAAGCGGTTTAGCTTCTGGCCATCTCATCATTAATTCTTTCTGCACTTGCCCTGATATAGGATTTTCACTATATTTCCAGAAGGGGGTTTTTAAGAATTTATCAAAATTCCACCTCTCATTAGGAATAACAGTTTGATTTGCACCATATATAGAAGTGTCAATATATTCTTTTAAAGTAGGATATTTTTCATTAATGAGATTTCTTTTAATAGTACTGTATTGTTTTAAGAAATCGTCTCCCATAGTTTCCTTAATTGTAGCTAACTCTTTTCTAAGAGCTTCTTCTTGCTGCATATAGTCATACACTTCATCTACAGAATATTTTTGTGGCCTACCTTTCCAATCAGTTGCCATTAAACTAGGCCCTCTTCTAGGCCCTACAGGAAACTCATATAACGCAGAATTTTCCCCCAAAGCGAACTCTTGCCAAGGCTCTCCATAAGATACAAACTTGCCATTAACTTCTCCAGATGGAAGAATCTCATTGCCAACAACCTCATGCCTAAACTTTCCATTTGCTAATTTTAAAACATCTACATCCTTAGGAGCACGCATAAAATAAGCTTTTTCTGGAGAAGTTTTCACTGTTTGACCAAATTCAAATAACGGAGAACCTGTGTATACATTTTCTACAAAACCGCTTCCAGTTAAATCTCCACTATAAAAACTATGTAATGTTGGGGTAGTTCTAGGAGTTGTTTCACCAATAGTTCTATACAAATCATAAGAAGGAGATATATATCTTGCAGCATTATCTGCTGCTTTTGCTGCATATTGTAGTCCTTCCTTACTAGCATTCCACATAGGCCTAGCCAACCTTCCTAATGGAGCCACTTCCAAAGCAGTCATAGCAGCATCTCCCCAACCATTAATACCCTCATTGATAGCATGATTCAATCCATGCCCCGCAAAACCAGCTGTCAATGCGGTATTAGCCCATGTGGTAGCAGGAACACCAGCTATAGTAGAACCAGCAAATGCCTCTCCTGCCAAAGGAAGTAATGCACTTGCAGCTATAGCAGGCATAGTATATTTACCCTGTAAAGCTATACTAGATGGATTTGTATTTGCCCTATATTTTAACTCATCAAAATACTTGGTTATTGGTCTTGTGAAATATCCATACCATGTATTTTTTCTTCCTTGAGTTATCTCTCCTGTATTATTAACCAAAGGCTGTGCTGGAGTATATATCTTACCAGCAGCATCTGTATATGTCCATTGTGATGGGTCATTAGATAATCCTGTATTAAGTGGAGTTAAATCTATTTCTTCTGCATTTGGATCTGCCTGATAAAAATAACTTCCATCTGACCTTCTAAATATATTAGGTTTTAATGGCCTATCCACTAATGGTTTATTATCTTTACCATCTTCAAACTTAGGTATCTTAAGCTTACGTCTGAGTTGTTTCATAGGGGCGTCTTTAGCCTGTTCTATAGCAGCTCTACGTCTGCGCTTCATTTTACGAAAAAGCTTATGTCTTTGATAATCTTTTTGTTTCTGATATTTTCTAACAGGTGTATCCATTAATCAACCCTCCATATCGGTTTATCTAAAATAACTCCACCCTTAGGTATATACTGATCCATTAACTGTGTAATAGAGAACGGTACTCTTGCAATCGGTACTGGACTATCCGCACCACTTAAAGAACTTACTGTCGCAGGAGCAGGATTATTGATAGAATAATCTGGCTCTATCACTCTAAACTGTTTGTAATCAAAAGGTTCTACTTGCTGTATCTCAACCTGTGGCACAGGAATTGGAGCAGGCTTCATCGGAGATCTTTCAAAATCTCTCATCCATAACTTTCCGCGAGCAGCATTACGTCTTCTTGCTCCTCTGCCAAACATAGGATCGTTGTTGTCCCAGTCCATCTCTTTTATAGCATCGCTCCATCTACCTTCATTCACAGCAGCTAAGAATTTTTTAGAACTTGCAAAACCTCCTGGTCCTATATTATACATAATATCATCAAGTACCATTTTTGCAGAATCAGGAAGATCATTATAATTCTTCACTCGCTTGAGTATTTCTGGTCTATTACTCCTTACATATTCTCTCAAAGCTTGACGAGCTTCTGGTTCTGTAATAGTACCGCGCTTTACCAATTTCGTATCAGTTGTGCCGTAACCTATGGTCCACTTATCATTGCCATTCTTATACGCTTTCGGTTTAAACCTTTCGTAATCAGCTATAAAATCTTCAGACGATTTATATCTATGTAAATTGTCACCCTTGCCGCCACCATACATTGGTAACGGATCGTATATCTGAGGCATATTGTCTAGTTTAACCCCTAAAGAATATCTTAGAGCTTCAGCTTCTTCCCTAGTACCTTCATCTTTACCTTCGTCGTAAAGGGGCCTCCCTATGAGGTCCCAATACGATTTCCCGGTTTCTCTTTGCATCTTCAGTAATTCTGAAGGTCTTAAATAATTACTTCTCATAACTATTTCTCCCCAGTTGTTTTATTACGAATAGCAGTACGTGCTTTCAAGCGTTCTCTTTCCATTGCAGCGTCATCTTTCTGCTTCTGTAGTTTCATCTCGTGATCCATCTTATCTCTTTCGAGCTGAATCTTTTGATTCTCTATTTCGCGCTTCTGACGCTGTTCATAACGCTTAGTATAAGCTTCTTGATCTATCTTCTGTTGCTCTAATGCTTGGTTGCCCAACTCAATAGGATCAGGTATGCCGTTCATATCCTGGTCTTTGTCTTCAGTGCCGCGATATGCACTAATCTGAGCAACTGCAATCTTAGTAGCATTGTCTTGGTCAATCTGATAACGTTGCAGATCCATCTGAGCTTCTTGAAGCATAAGTTCTTGTTCTTTGGCCTCATTCTGCATTTGCTGTAACATTTGAGCTTGTTCTTGTTCAGCTTGTTGCTGTTGCTGTGCAAGTTCTTCTTGTCTAGTCTGCATATCCTTAAGTTTCTGTTTAAGGATGTTAAAGTTATCGTTTGTAAGTATTTCAGCAGCTTCAAGTAGACTAGCACCATTCTGCATAGCAGGCTGTATAAGCTGTTGAAGCTTTTGAATGTTCTCAAGATCTTTAGAAGTATCACTTACGAATACATCCATGTCCTCATAGTAGAACTTAGGATTAATATCTAAGAATGCACGTTCTCCATTATCAAAGATATATTGAAGCTTTGTCTTACCAGTCTCTTCCCACGCACCTTTAGCTGTATTAAGTAGCGCATTAAGTACATGACGCTTGACTTGGTTGTGTACCCAGAATAAAGGCTCAGTGATGTGTGAAGACTGTACAACAGAACGCTCTACATTACCTACTAATTCTGATGCTGACACAGCACCTTCACGCTGTTCCGTAATACCGGAAATAGTACCAGCTAAGCTTTCAATCTTATCCATAAGCTGAATATACTCACCTATGATTTGTCCTTGTGTAAGGTCTACTGATTGGAACTGATTGAACGCTGCTGCTCTACTACCGCTTGGATCTGAAGGGTTACCTTCATATGGGTTTACAAATGCCACACCAACACTAGATAAATAGTGCATCCATCGTTCTGGAGTAATGCCCATAGACTTAGGAATCTGTGTAGCATCCATAAGTATAACCTTACCTTTATCTCTAGCAAGTGCTAATTCAAGTCTATACCACAAAGTAATATACATATATTGTAATGGTTTGAGGATACTTACAAGTGATCTAGGCTTACTATTAGTAGCACTGTATACAGCTCCCACATAAGGAAGCTTTTGAGAATTAGGATTGTCTATACTTACATGCTGATATTCAATAGGCTGTATACCAAAGTATAAATCATTACCAGCTCTATAACCTTCCCATACTTCTACGATCCAGTCTGGTTCTATGCTAACCTCTGTACCAACTTCTTTGTAGTTTTCGTCTACTATATCTATTTGAAGTTGTCCATTTTCATCGGTAGTAGTAACATAAAATATCTTTTTAAAAGATTTCCAGCATACATGCCAAACATTAACAGTGTGTTTAGCTGCACCATCAAATGCAGGGTTGTCGTAGAATCTAAGTTGGATGCCTCTATCTACTGGGTCATGCTCCCCAAGATTCCTTGCTGGAACAGCATTGATCATCTCTTCAAGCTTATTTAAATCTTTCTCAGTAAGCTTGTCATAATAACGATCATATATCTCAGTAACAGGGAGTCGCATCTTTCTACAACACCACGCGCCGTCTTCAATGAACTCTAGATCAGGTGTTCTATCATACGAGAACTCCATAGGATTAACACGTTCCATATATGGTTCGGCATTAAGTACACCTACATAGTATACTTCTCTACCACCAATAAGACCGTCTTTCCAACCCTTAATGAACTCATGGTCCATGTCTAGCTTTTCACGAAGATACGTGATAGTATGGTATGCTGTATTCTCTATAATATCCTTATAATCTTTATCCATATACTTAGCAATATCCTCAGGTGGCATTACTTCACCACTATCTAACTGTTGTTGGAATTGCTGTTGTTCTTCTGGACTCATACCGCTCATCAGTTTTGCTTGCAGATATTGCATCAACATCTCCTTCTCTTTCTCTTGCAGTTCTGATGTAGCTTCTTGGGATGTACGTACAACTCTAAAGTTCATAGGACGTTTTGTTTCTTCTCCTATGAGCAAGTCTATCTTAGGACGTATGATATTAAAGTCCTGTGGAGTTGCAGGGAAACCATCATCAACTTTAAACGGGTTTGTTATCCTCTTAAAGTCCTTCTCATTAAATATGCTGTTATAAAGATCATAATAGGTTTGTAGCTCTCCGTAGTATGTTAAATCTTGTCCCCCAGAGATAATATTGCCTTCGCCTATAATATAATTCACACAGTCTTCTTGCCACTTCTTATTCTTCTTACTAAGTGCAAGTTTCTGCTGGGGGAAGCTTGTATTATATAAGTTGTCGCTCATATTTAAAATGTAAATATCGGTATATTATCTTCTACTGTCGCCGGTTCGTCGTCCCAGTATTGACTACTAAACAACGGCATATTGAAGAGTTCAACCTGTTTATTTTGTTCTTTTGCAGCGGAGACTTTAACTTGGTATAGTTCTTCTCTATATATCATAACCATACATAAAGCTATTACACGGTCTACATTTCGTATACCATCGTTTTCTATTAGCTCTTCTATTAAAGGTTCGCTGTATATTCTTTCTATATTAGGGTGTCCTGGTTCATATTCGTCCATCAACCATTCTAGTATTAGACCTTCTCCATACGCCCTAATTGCTTTTGTCATGTGACAGCCTTTTCGGCGCTGCACTTTACTGTCTTTAAAGACTTCCGTAATAATTTTATCTGGCTGATCTGCCAGTAGATAATCACAATGTTTGTTAGTGAAGTAAGGATATATACCTTTACGTTCATTCTCAAACAATAATCTCGCATTGTAGAATATCAGCAGTTTTCTTACATTCTCGTAATAATCTTCTGCTGTAGCTGGTCTTCCAGAGTATTCTGCTACTATTACATCGTTCCAAGCTTCTCCGGCTTTTACACGCTTAAATATAAACGTAGAACCCAATGAATTAGTAAAGCTCTCATCGTGATCGTAAGGGTCGCACCCAGCTATATACAAACCGAATGGCGGATCTTTTATAGGGTATTCCCATATTACAACAGATCCTTCAGGCTTATCGTCTTTCTTTAGGTGGTATGTTGTTATATCTCCACTCTTCTTTTCTACTGCTTCTACTTGTCCATTGCCGTCCCACTTAAGATCTACTATGTGCTTCATGCTTCGTAGCTTCTTATTAGTACGTATACGTGTAAGCTGGTCCATTAATAGCTTTCTAGGGAATATGTTCTTTCCTAACTCCAATACAGCTTCTTGTGGTTTTAATGGTCTTTCTGATATAAATCTATCTATAGACTGTTGAGTAGCTCCTCCATCTTTGATGACGTTTCTCTGTCTTATGAGTTCTTCCATCGCAAGCTCTTTATACGAGTTGCCGTCTTCATCCATATACAGAGGTTTACCGTTTTCATCCGTGCCTTCCATGTTTGACCACGACGGTACGAAGAATCCACACTTAGTTTCTTCTTGGTTGTCGTCCCATATATTAGGGAAGCTTAATACATTAAAAGCGTCAGGGTTGTAAAATATATTCTTTAGACCATCAAACGAACCTCCTTCAGTACCACCTGTACCAAATAGACAAAGTAGACCAAATGCTACACCGTCGTCAGTTTCTACAGCAGGTTGTTCAATACGCCAAGCTGTCTCTAAGTTTGGGAACTTACCGCCCTCTTCAAACAGTACTAGCTTACCACGAGTACCACGAAGACGTTCAGGATCATTCTTAAGAGTAATACCAGTAATACTAGACAGATAACCTTGCTCTGTTTGTTTACCAAACTCATCAGTTATCTTATAACCTGATACTCTTTCTAGACGGGTAGATGTCAAACGTTGTTTAGACCATGCAGTATGTCTATCTACAAAGTCCATTATCTGCCAAGCTTTAGTAAGTAGACCATCGCCGACTAAGAACTTCTGTTCTGATGCGACAGCAAAGTTCTTAGAACCTTTTATAAGTTCATAGTTTCTTACTAACATTGAAGCTCCTTTAAAGCTGTAACCACGTTGACGACATTTAAGAGTAGCCATGTGTTTACCTTGTGTTTCTGCTTCTTCTATAGCGTTGAAATAATAATAATCATAATCCCAGAATCTAGGAAAACCTAAAATACGTTCGCGACGTTTACGCTTATTACCGTACTTATCAGTATATTCTACTTCGTCCAATTTCATAATAGGACTATAATTTAAGTAGAAATAATGATAGCCGGTAATAGCGTCTCCGTCGGGTGCTACGTAACCATTTAAGCACCTTTGTGTTTCCTGCTCCCAAAATTGAACATAATCGGTTGTACCCGGGGGAGCGAGCGTGTAACATCCGTGTTGCTCGAAAAATATAGCAGATTGTCTAAATTTTTCAGAATTGCGGATTTTCTTATTAAAGTCAACCATTCATTTATAAAAATTAGATAACGCTCTATATATTTTCTGAGCAATATATCCAGTTAAATACGCGGCTTGCTCTCCGTATTCACTCACACCATAATAACCACAAATGTGAGTTTGTAAATGCTTGATTTCATGTACAATGGTATTGACCATCTGTGGTAATTCTGTCGTGTCAGAGACGCAGACGAAGCTAGTTCGGTGGTCAATATTACTGAAAGTCAAGCCGGTATTCAGCCTGGTGCATACTGTGTCAGTAGCATGCTTAGCGGACTTATATGGACACCCGAGCGATATTAAAGTGTCCATTACGTCCTTTTTGTGGTATTTGTTTGTGCCGTAATAAAGTAGGATGTCCCACTTATTATCGGCGATTGTCAGATGTTGAATAATCATATAAAATCTTCCCAATTGATGACGATACCTTTACGGCACATATCAGCGTACCATCGATTGAATACGATACCATCGTAAGCATCATCGTCATCTATCACATCTTTAATATACTTGGCTGCACGAGCGTTGTCAGGTACACTTGAGCCAAGAAAGTCGGCCTTGCACATATTAGCAACATAGACGTAGTCGTAAAGTTGATTGTTAGTCAGAGTAACGTTATAGTCAGATAATAACTTATCAACTTCCATCCTGTTGAGTGGTGTAATAGGTACTTGGGTGGAACCAACTTTCTTAGTCATTTTACTTACAGCAAAATCACAAAGTTTCTTATTAAAGTGTGGACCATTATACCTAAGGTAGTTGATCATTCCTTCAGGTTTAATGTCGAATTGAGTAAGATCTGTTTTCATATGTCTTAGATTTATCTACTTAGGGGGCGTGCACACCCCCTTTGTAGACATAAAGTATTTATTTAGTAGGAATATCTATTTGAAGCTTTTCTCATACGCATATTACGCATACGCATGTTGCGCATTCTCATATTACGCATACGCATGTTTCTATTACGCCTATAGTTGATGTCTATGTCATTACCTTCTACAGTAGCTTCATATTCATCGTTACTAGGAACCTCCTCGTAGACTTCTTCTACCTGTTCCTCACCTTCCTTGTGCTCTTCTTCGTACAAATCACACAACAAGTCTTCAATATTGCACAATGCTTTTTTAGACATCTTTATGCCCTCTTTAGCCATATCGAGTTCGTCCATAGCATTGTTCAGAACTGATTCTCTAAATTCGTAAACAATCATATTGAAACGGTTAAGATGTTTTCGCTTTAGTCAAGAGGTCTAATATCTTATTCATATCTTGTTTAAGAGACCCTACCTCACTTTTAAGGTTATCTAAAGCGTCATCCCTTTCTTGTTGTTTAGCGTAATCTGGATCTATTTCCTTAAGCATATCTTCGCAAGCGTTTATAACTCTTTGATGATATTCTACGCTTTCTAGTACAGATTTACTTGTTCGCAGCATTGCATTTATTTCCTGTATCATAGCATCACTACTCTCACTTATTACGATGTTTCCGTAACTGTGTATAGAGAGATTGCTTGGTACACCAACGAAGTCTTTATGTTCGTTGTCAATCTTAACTGCAATATCTACAAACGTTCCGAATCCGGAACCAGGGTTAAATCTAGGCTGTGTTACGCCTTCGATCTGACCTACCTTGATATTAGGGTTCTCTCCTTTATCTAATATGTAAAGAAGTGCCCCTTGACGTAAAGCTGAAAACATAGTTAATACTTATTTAATTATTACGCATTTGCTGGAGTTGTACTACCAGAAGTAGCTTGGCTAGTGCGGTTAGCCCAATAGCTAGCAATAAAGTCTGCACCTGCGTTCGCAATAAGAGTAGGAACTGCAGTATATACATTATTCGGCAGAGTTATTGTAGCGGGTTGACAACGTTTGATTGAATCCACGTCATTACTCAGGTTAGCAAGTTGACCTAAGATCGGAGCAACAGCTTGCTGTAATGCAGCGGTGGTGAAGTTCTGCGACTCCAACTGTGCTACTTTAGCAGTCAGTGCTGTAATCTCTCTATCCTTACGGCTATCCTCTACAGCGTCAATCTTATTCAGAATAGACAAGGTGTTGTTGTTAGCACCGTTCTGCAGGGTGTTAGTTTGCTGACAGATTGCGAGTTGATCTGCGGCAGCGTTCTGTGCCAATTGCTGGCGCATCTCACAGCAGCAGTTACACAGACGATTGCCAAGATCAGTATTACCATTCTGGATAGCATTTATAACCTGTAGAGTAGAAAGACCTTGCTGGTTAGCAATAGAGCACAAACTGTTATTAATAGCCTGTACAGCATTGTTCACCTGATTGAAATCTTGATTAAGTGTTGTGGCCAATTGGCTGATAGCGAGACGACTCATCTCACCGTTCGTAGTAATAGCCTGCATGAGGAGATCACGACCATTGTCATTGGAAATCATGTTGCCGAGATAACCTACTCCGCCCATGTTACCGCCGCCAAAGCCATTTCCAAACATGCCGTTATTACCAAGAAACAAACCAAGCAGAAAACCGAGGATACCACCACCCCAGCCTCCTAAAAGGCCGTTATTATTGTTGTACCCATTTTCAGGGAACATAAACACTTTACTATCTGACATAGTGTTAAAATTTAAAGGTTATTATTATGTTAAACTACTTTTCATAGAGTCCAATGATACCACCACCTTTGACTCTACCAGACTCAAGCTGTTCAGCTTTTGCCTGTTTCATTGCTATATCCAAGGATTTAACGATGTTACCTACATCCTTTAAGATACGCGTAATCTTAATAGCTGTATCAATGTCCATCTCACCCCTTGAATATTCATTTAATGCAATAATTAAACCTTCTGCAGCAGTTTGAGAGGCGCCCAGTAGTCTAGTACCAGGCGTCTCTTGGAATTCATTAAATCGTTTAATTAACTCCTGAACTGCTGCATCAGGAGTATATTGTTCATCCTTAAATACATCTTTAGCTACCCTCCGAGTTCTTTCATTCTCGGGATATGCTTCATATGGAGTATTCCACTTATACCTCCATACTACAAACTCTATCTCTTTTAAAGCCTGCTCTTTGTTTTCAGCATTATTATAATGCTCTTTAAAAGGAGGAATAGCTAGGCTTTCTTTATCTAAGGATATCTTGTCTCCTTTTATATCAAACATATTATGCTGCTCCTACACAAATACCGTTGATGAATTTAGCTCCGTTAATAGTTCCAGTATAACCCGAATATTCCGCATGTGTAGTAGAATCGTTTACATTTATGTTGCTGTAATTAAGATTAAGAGATCCCTCAAGATCTATAACATTTGCAGAATATGCTCCGCAACTAATACGACCTTTAATAGCGTTTATTCCATCACCAATAATTGCGTTCGGGTCTAAATAAATTGCACCGTCTGTGTCACTATCAGTTTGGTCAAACCACTTGTGATATATACAGGTAAGACCATATATTTGGCACATTACTGGATTATGTATATTATAGGCCGGTGGGTTACCGGCAGCACTACCAAATCTTGCAAGTCCATCTACACGCAAAGCAGGAACAACCCCGTTAAGCGTTTGTGGTGCATTTATACTCAATGATAATTTTCCATCTTTATCCCAAGACAGATTACCATTAGCTAGACTTCCAGAGCCATCGTTATTAAATTGAGCAGATGTGACCGAATAAGGAAGACCTTGGGAATCTTCTGCTGTTCCTGTAATAGATACTATTCCATCTTCAGTCCAATTAAAATTGCCATTAGCTAAAAATCCAGAACCGTCCATTTTTATTTGAACACTTGGAGTACTGGCGCCATCAACTCTGTCTTCTTCACAAATAGTAAAACCTTCTCTCGGATCTAATTTTAAAGTATCATGTAAAGTATAAGGATCAGATTCAGTAGAATAATCTGCTGTTAATTTTTGAACAGAGATAGATTGTCTATCAGCATTAAAAACTATTCCGTCACCCCCGTCAGTTCCGTCATTTAAGGTAGCTAGATTATACAGAGTTTTGTCTCCGATTTTCCATCCACCAATAGTTCCAGATGTAGCATTAATTTCACCGTTCATATTTACATTTCCGGCTGTATCCCAATTAATGTTTCCTCCTGCGAGATAACCAGAACCATTTTCATTTAGTGCTACATTATCTGCACCAAACGTAATAGAACTAGTAACTCTGCCGTTTTCATCCTTCTTTACAGCTGTAGCAACTGAAGCAGCAACTCCATCTATCTGCGAATATATAGCACTCGTAGCGTTATTGAGTGCAGCTTGAGTAACAAGTCCAGAAATAGCGTTATCTACTCTTGTACTGAGAGAAGCTATAGCTGTAGTATTACTATCTACATCATCTTCTATATCATCTACTCTAGTCTCCAGAGCAGAAATAGCCGTAGTATTAGCATTCTGTCCTGCTGCATATACCTGTGCAAATGAACCACCTTGGTTAGCTTGAGCAGTAAAACCAGATGCAAGCCACTTCAGCACTTTTTCGTTCTCAGCTGCAAGAGCCCACTTAGATTTGATTTCATTAATCGCAGTATTGCCATCTATTGTGGAATTAATCATAGCTTGGATAGTTTCGTAGTTAATATCCTCATCAGTACCGCCAATATTAATCTGGCTTACTACAGATTGCAATGTCTTAAAGTCTTGATAGAACTGACTCCACGATACCTGATTGTTTTCAGAATCAGTAAAGCCTACTGTTTGTATATAAGCACGCATTTCTTCATTCCAACCACTATCGTTGAACATTGCATCCCATCCGAAGTTATCTATGAAACTTCTCATGTCGGCAATCATTGATGTTACTGTATTCTGTACATCCTGTTGAGTAAGCAGTACTAGATTATCAAGTCTACTGTTTACATTGCTTATCAGCCCGCGTACTTCTGTGTCGTCGTACGGGTTCTCTATAACTGTAGATTCTCCAGAACCGCTACCAGAACCATCTCCAGATCCACCAAACCATTGATCTTTTACATAAATCTTATGTTCGTCTACTACAAAGGAGATTGCATCGTTGGCGAGATCATTCTTCTTAGCAGTATAATCTGCTTTTCTATTAAAAAAGTTAAATATATTCTTCATTATCGTAAGCTCGTTTTGTAGTTAAACATTGTGGCTTCGTACCATTTTCCACCCATTCGTATGAACTGATGCGTTCCTTCGATCAGGTTATATTCAAGCGGTCGATACGGAGTATAACTGGAGTTTATTTCTGAAAGCCCCCATCTGTAGCCTTGTGAACCAGTTGAACTTTCTGAATCATAATTATCAAGACTATAATCTCTTAAGTATGAACCAACAATTGCACTTTCTCCTGTTGCCGGACGAATTGTTACATATGGATTTACACAATATACATAAATACTTGTTCCGTCTTTTACACCTTTTGGTAATGTTACATAATACGTAGGAGCTGTTCCGCTGGATACAGGAATGTTGACTTTTGTAAAATATGCATCGGACCTTATAGTCTGATTAGACGATGTTATTTCTGCTACGTTTCCAATGAGACTATTATAGTTCAACTCTCCGGACACTGTTGCATTTGTTATCGTCACGTTATCAATAGTTCCGTTTTTAAACGTGCCAGATGTTGCATTTATTGTACCGCTTATCTCAGCGTTCTCAGCATGTAAGAATCCTGCGTTTGTAACATAGAATGGACAATTGGTAAGATTACTAATATTATTTTTAGTAGGACTACCGGCCCAAATACGAACGTCTCCGCGAGTTATACCTTGAATTTCATCGTTATCTACATCCAGGGCTGTTCCAGTAGTAATACCGGCCACAGGATTATTATCGCCATCGGTAATTACAAGCTCTCTACCGGTAAGATTCTCAATAAAGCCGTACTTAGCGATAATAGCTTGGAAAGCTGCTGAATCAGCTGGAGTAGAGAACTCCTCCCAATACTCGCTGTTTGTTGGGTAGTCTGGATTAGCTGCACCTTTTCTATTAGCTGGTTTAAGTCTATAATAAGCACCACCTGTTGCAGAATTTGCAGGATAACGTACTATATCAAGATATGTAATACCATTTTCGTCAGCTGTTTCTCCATCGTAGTACTCCTGAGTACGTTCATAATTCCACAAACGCATTACAGTACCATTAAGACCTTGTACCATACTAGATCCTTGAGGACCCTGAATAGCAAATGGAACAACTACAGATGCGAGTACGCTGCTTGTATCTGATACAACGCGAATGTTGGCATAGCCGTAACCATCATTAAATCCTTCGTTTGTAATACCTGCAGTCCATACACCATTGTTGTACGTTGGATGCAATTCTCTATTATTGGCATATACTACAATACTCTCATTATTAGGTCTATTTGATGGAGTGAGTTCTATATCCTCTTCTCCGCCAAAGTGTCTAAATGCCTTGAATGTAACAGTACCGTTGACTTTCTTACTGTTGTCTGTATCATCGAGAACAGCGAGAGTGCTAGAAAGTACCTGAATCGAATACTGCTTTACACCGATACCAGGAGCACCGTCGAATACATAAGGAATAGCCTGTGTCAAATACACCTCGTTGCCTTTGTACAGCATTACAGTAATACCAGTATAATTAGTATCATAGTTACTAATAGTATTGCTCGTCAATAGCTGTGGAATAGTAGTAGATGTAGTACTGTTATACTTCCAATAGAAGCTATAACCAAGTTTATCAGAACTAGTAGGAGTAATCTTTGTATCTCCAATCAAAGCCCATACCTCAAGTTCAGCAGGATTAGCCACTGTCTTATAGTAGTTGAACTTAATAACAGAAGCACTTGTATTCAAAGAAATACCCTTACCGTCAGCTGCTCTAAAGAAGTATACAGAAGCAATAACTGTCTTCTCTTCATTTTCTCCATTTTCTTCAAACGATACTGTTACAGGAACAGTGAGAGTCTTAAATGTAGCATTTTGAATATTACCAATAGTAATAGTAATATTACCGTTGTTATTAGTAGCGCTTGCTTGTGTACTTGTAACATTAGTGCCATTCAGCTTAATCTGGCCTATACTGATGGCGGTAGGAGTAATACGCGTTCCATTATAGAACAACTCTACAGCTGTTTCAAATGTAGCAGGTTGCGAAGTACCTTCCTCATCTACTTGGCATAAGAACGAGTCTTTAGTGAGATTAAGAATATAACCATCAGCCACACCATCTTTGCTATAATATGCCCACAGAGCTGGCTCACTAAATGCTCCCCATTCTCCATTTTCGCCGTTACGTTTACGAATAGATACCCACTCATATGCACCTTGACCAATAGTAGCAAGATCGATAGGATTGTCTTGCCATCCACTGTTATCTGGTCCGAGGTATTCATCTGTCTGTACGATAGCCCAGTTGGCAGGATTCAAGCTTCCGCTGAATGTTACTTCTGAAGCAGCAGCATAGAAAATATACTCTACACCATCGCCATCCATACCGTTCTGTCCCCACTTAGACCAAAGGATAGGACCAATAAACTGAGACCAAACACCATTTCTATCAGATGTTCTAATAGCTACCCACTCATAAGGCAACTCTGCTGTTATGCCTTGCGGGTTATCTGTCCAGTTAGTAGGAATGTAATCATCTGCTTGGAACGTATCTGTACCATACTGTGCGTTAAGGTTACTAATAGCTGCAGCATCTACTGTATTATTAGCTGTTCTGATATATACGAACTCGATACCTTTACCGTCTCTACCAGCTTGTCCTTCTGGACCGCTGATCAACCAAGGACCGAGCCATTCATCGGCTACACCGTCATTGATAGCTCTTGTAGCCATCCACACATATTTCGTAGCATCTGCATTCTCTGCAAATCGTCTCCAACCATCATCTGCATTAGGGAATCCTGCGCCAGGGAGTGCAGGTACATTAAGTGTTTCAGTAGTCTTAAAAGCCTGATCATAGTATTTACCAGAATTTCCAGAACCACTGCCTGAGCCGCTACCTTTCTCCCAAGGTACATTTACATATGCCTGTCCCTGATTGTTTACACGAACACCATAGTTTCTGTTATTAGCGTCCGTTTGATAGTTTGTACGAATACCACCAAGTTGTCCGTCTTTAGCTACTTTTAAGCTAATTACGTTGTTAGCGATATTAATACCTTCGCCTGCAGTATAAGTTGTACCAGATCCACTACCAGGGGTGTATCCACTAAGCTGGTCTAATACCCAGCTTCTAGTAGCATAATCTTCAAGCTTAAACTTACGCATGTAATTATCTGCTACCCAATCTCTAGTAGCATAAGAGCTAAGATCAATCTTAGCAATGTCGCCAATCTTCTGCAATACCCAACTTTCTAATGCATATCCACTGAGCTTACCCGTGATCCAATTATTAAGATCCTCCCAAGTAGGCACATCAAGATTGACTATTTGTGTATTTAAGTCTGCCTTAGTTAAATAAGGCACATCATTTTTTAATTCTGAAACAAGAGTTGGGATGTCAGACTTATTGGCCTTCTTGACCATTTTTAGTGCAAGTTCTTCAAGGTCAATCTTATCTGCTTTCTTGTTCCATTTATCTCTTTCTTCTGCTGTAATGTGTCTCACATTGTCTTCGATGTGAGTTATAAGTTTACTATAAAGTCTAGCATATGCTCCTGCATTAGATACTTGAGCAAACTCCAATGGACCCATATGATCGTGGCAATGATCGTGATGATGCATTACAGGTTCTCCATAAAAATCTTTATACATATTATATTATATTATAACGTTTGTATTTATACAATTGTATTGCCAATGTTCTTTTTGCTCTTTTGTCATGATCCAAAAGGCTCTTACGCCTTAAAAGTGGCGTAGTTGATAACCTTAGTCGCAACTTCACTGAATGCAGGCCCCGAATCACGAGTTGCTTCACCTTTGACCACATAACCAGCGTCAAATGCAGATTGTACAGTCATGCCGAACGCACGGTTATCTACAATTGCCATGTTGTAGTTTGAAGACCCCTCTATATAAAGGACAATCAACGCATCATCACCTGCACCTTGAATCAGAATTCGAGAATCGGCCAAGTCACCAAAACCTATTTCACCATCACCGAGAACTCCAACAGTCTCTTCAGCAGGCTCTTCAGTCTTAGCATCATCATCAATCCAATTGCTTTGCTCTAGTTCTTCTAAAGCTCCTATCGCTTTAGCAGCATTCTTTATAAGTTTAATTACAGCATTTGCATCCAATAAATCACCTCGGATAAACCCATTCTCAGGATCTCCAAGTATCACGTGAGGTCTCATAGGGTGCTTCACGCCAGTACCTGACACTGTTGTATTTGTCAGTCTAGGGTTATTAAATTTATTCATTATTATATTTAATTATATTTAACTTAATTCTCATACTTCTGGATTACTTGGGGTCACTTCCCCCCCCCTCGTCTGGAGTTGTTTCGTCTGTTATTTCGTCCATCTGCCCAACGACACCACGGACTGACTGACCGCTGCAGCGGTCGTAGCCTCTAACACCCGCTCCGTCACTACCGAAGCCGAAGACCCACGCATTCTTGACATTCTCTGAAAAGAGGGCCGAAGCCCAAACGGTACCGCCATTGCCAACACTGACAACTTCGCCACCTCCGCAGAAACCAGCAGCAGGAATGAAGAGATAATCACCACTTGTGATAGCAGCGTTTATGTCACTAACATCACTCTTGAAGAAGAAGTATCCTGCTGTGTCCCAACCACTAATTGTAGTCGTTGTCTCTGTAGGTTGTAAATTATTGTCGCCACTCCAATCATATTCTATGAAAGCACCCGCGTTTGTTACAAATCCGTTCTTTGTTTCCCTGAACAGTTCAAAACACTGTGCTCTATTCGGCATGTGCCAATCACCACCCATGTTAACATGAGCAGCATCATCTTCAAGGTCAAGCACTGTCTTACCATCAGTTGGATTATATTTGGTAATAGTTTGAGTACTTAAGTCTGCAAAAGCATAGTCGCCAGGACTAAATTGTTTAGGAGCATCAATTACCCAATTTCCATCTACTTCTTTAATAGGATATCCAGTTGTCTCACCCCAAGCGAAGTAAAGACCACCATCAGTTTCACTCTCTGCACCAACGTTCATCTTCGCCCATAGTGTTCCAGATGGAAGACCCAAATCTACATATTCATGCCCATTAAATGCATCGGAGGACCCACCACCATCTACTCCATATTCAGGAGGAAGTGTAAATCTATTATCGGGAATAGGAGTTCTATCTGCCTTTAGTTTGCTAATCGCACAGTTCATAAGCATATCTTCTGCTGTAGGGCCTTCGGGTGCCGTTTCTCTAAAAGGCTTTGTTTTGTCTTTTTTTAACATAGTCTATAAACAAATATACGTTACTAGACAACTAAAGGATCCATCTGCCCTGACATAAGGCCCATACCACCGAGGCCGACAAATAGATCCTTTAGCTGTAGTAACGTAAGATTAATTGCGAAAATTTTATATGATCATTAGCACAGTCACAGGAGTGCTAGGCCTGTTAAGTGGGCCGCACTAGGCGGCCTATATATAATATAAGGTATATATACAACGAAAGACATTAACTAAGTCTGACACAGTATAAATACTCAAAGCTAATGTTTGCTCTTTCATGTATCTATACGACTAATATATAGTCTGACTGTGGTCTGGACAACCCTATATATCAGCTTATATTGTACGATTAAGAATAACCGTTACATATACTAAACGTAAAAAGTAGGGGTTTTAGTTGCATCAAGATGCAAATTTTTTTAAAAATTATGATGTCTATTGTAAGAAGAGAAGTAGATTCTCCATAACTAGAAATCACTTATGATGTCCATATTGCTAAACTTACCGAGTTAGAACTTGCTCAATTATCCCGCATTGTTGTTAAGATTGCTCATATCTCCTAAAGAAACGAATCATCTCTATATACACCACAGATACATTTGAAAGTGTCTCTCCGAATCTTGTAGTATAGGATGATGCTTTGTGCGCAAACTCTGGGAAATGGCCACCACTCGTAAATTTTCTTAATTCAACAGGAGTACCGCCAGCTTCACAGCACTTATAAAGCACATTGCCATGACTTCGCCACGGTGCAGTAGAGTCATCTGTGGCCAAGAATATCTTTATAGGACATGGATATTTAGCACCCCATTTTTCAAAGACTTCTTCATCCCATGGATTATAAAGTGCTGCGCCACTTCCAGACTTTTCCATACGGAATCCGCTTGTTACTACTCCATTTTCTATGGTTTCATCAAACATGGAATCCTTGTTTGGTATATTCATAGCACGAAGCAAGCCAATAGAATTCATAAACTTGCCATAATTATTGTAGATATTTGTGTGCCACTCATCGTATGTCAAATTAGACACAGTTGTGTCCCAAGTTAAATTACTGGGAAAACCATTCAGCTCTCCTAAAATATCCCCGAAAGCTCGATTCCATATATAACTTGGCCCGATATAAGGCCCTACAAGACAACAGGCGATAACAGGTATATCCGAAAGCATAAGTTGAGTAGCCCTTGCGCCTCCCATACTTCGACCACAAAGCATCACGCCATCTTTGCAGATATTGTAGTTTCTAAGAACATAATCATACCCACTCTTATAGCAGTTAATGACTCTTGGTGTAGGGCAGTCTCTGTGGGTCGAAGACAGAACTTGATTCGTGTACAATTTACTGTCCATATCCATGACTGCATATCCCTCCTTTAAAAATACCGTAGGGTCAACATGACCTGTAGATGACGAGTCGAATGCTGTAGTGTTTGAAGTAAACGGACTACCAATATTATCACCAGACGATGCTACGACACCTGCTCCATGACAATAAATCACAAGTCTTGTCGGTTTGCCATCAGGGTCATAGTTGTCTGGCAACTGAATCAGTCCCCTATTTTTTAACAACTCTCCTTCGTCTTGTACGCTTGTTGTAGAGTCATTGTCACTTCCCACCGTCTGATACCAAGTGTCTACAAGAAAGTTTTCAAGTGTGCTTCCACTTGTCTGAGGGTTAATGCCAAATTTGGCAAAGCAATTATCATCAAGGTCTCCAGAAATTGTCACTTCTGGTACGAAAGTATCTGTAGAATTACTAATGTGCAATCTTATATAGTCGCAATCTAAACTAACTTGTATTGGCGTGCCACTTGTAATAGTTTGCGAAGAAGAAGACAGATAACCTCTGGCACTATTGTATTTAAAAATCCTCATAGTGCCGCTTTTGTTTGAACAAGTGATTGAGTAATTCCCTTTCTTTACTTTGATAAATCCAGCATTACGATAATAATCCCACTGATAGTCAGTTCTTGAGTTATACCCAATCAAATCTCCCGTAGTAGCAATAATGCCTACTTCCATCGGCACGTTTTTAACAACAGTATTACTGCTTTGTTCAAGAAGGTCATCATAATAGAATATCATATATACATCATCTATATCAGACGTAGTATATTGATAAAGCATATACGATGTATTAGTAGGAACAGCGTATGTGAATCTTGTTCCATTTGGTGCATTTTCAGCATGATACCCAGTAACCGCGCCTGCTGATGAAAAGAATGTTAATCCGTAAGTTTGTGATGTGGATATGCGCATCGGAATATCTATTCTGTCAACACCTTCAAGCATAACCTTACAATATGAACAACCTGAAAAAGTTGTCGGAGCACCTGTTTCTGCCGTGATTGCATATCCATCAACCCATCCGTCAGAGTTTGGTATGTACATTTTTCTTCCGATAGATGGCCAAATGTCATTAAATGTGTCCTCAATTTTTGCAATTTCTTCTTTTATTGTATCAACTGTAAATACAGATATGTTTGAAAAAGTAGCAACTCTTCCAACAGAGACATTTAGGTTAACATTAAAAGCAAGGAAATATGCTCCAGCAGGACAAACGAAATCTTCTTCAAAACTTCCAGAACCTGTTGGTAATGTTATATTTGGGAATGTGTATAGTGTGCTACTGTTTGCCGAGTTTTTAATAACCACAGATGAAATTGTGTTAATTCCATTTGTATAGTCAAATTTGAGTCTATACTTTACTCCAGCAGTCAAATTTGGAAGTTTTATCCTTAGAGCAAATACAGAATCAGTTTTTGTTTTTGTCCTAAAAGAAGCAGAGTTGTTGGCTGTATCTACAGAGGCGGTTATATAAGAGGATGAGGCTTGTGCTGATGTTGTATTAATATCGAAAAGCTCACTCCCTTTTATTGTAACACTTTCATCCAATTCCTCCGATAACTCGGTAAGTTCTTGATTGGTGGCTTGAACAGTGGCAGCACCGGCAATGTCGGTGGCTCCGTAGGTTGCGGATGGATCAATCGTCTGGATCACGGTGAAGCCGGAAACGTCGCCCGTAACGCCCGACTCACCTGGCAAACCGCGCTCACCTTGCGGGCCTTGTATTCCTTGAATACCTTGTGCCCCTTGTGGAATAGTGAAATTAAGAATAGGAGCAGTATTAGATCCGATGTTGGTTACACTTGCATCTGTTCCTGCTGCTCCAGTAGTAGTAGTTCCAACAGTCAATGATTGAATAGCAGTGGCACCAGCAGCAGCTCCACTTATAATAGCGGATAAATCACTTATAACATCTTGTTTAGTAGCAAGCTGATCGTTGACCAGTTTTGCAGAGGGGTATTCTGTGTCAGTAGGTGAACTGAAAGACGTCACCTTATTGCTCTTATCCTCCTTGCCGCTAACCTGACTTGACACGTCAATGTCTTGAATTGCTTGATATACGCCGCCACTCTTCACGGGGTTATTGCTGTTGGCAGTTGGGGTGTTATCAAACGTCAGAGTATCTTGCTTTGTAGCAAGTGCACTATTAACGAACGCCTTATCCGCTAACTGATTGCTTGCGCTGGCTGCACTGGGTATCTTCCCCTCGATTGCGTCGATGTCGTTTTCGATGGGCGTGAGAGCGGCAGGCTGTACTGCTGTCGCACCAGCAGCTGCTCCGCTTCTGATTGTTGAGAGGTCGTCGATGGTGTCCTGCTTACCAGCCAGGGCAGCGTCGGTCTCGTCCTCGGTGTAGTAGTTTTCAAGCTGTTCACTCACGTCAACACCGTCAATGATGTCGTCCACTTCTTCCTTAGTGTAGGTAGTGGACTTGTCGGCCTTTGTAGCCAGTGCTGCGTCAACTGCAGTCTTATCGGCCTTGCCGCTGATGTCTTGGTACTCTTGGATAGCATCATATTTATCATTAAGCTCGTTTATTTGTGACTGAAGTCTTTCATCTTCAGCAGCTCTTTGCATAGACTCCCCATACACAGTTTCTGTAGAACTAAGCTTCTCAGCAATTGTTCTGTCTATCTGCTCGCTAAGGTTGTCCATACCCTCAACACGAGCTTTAGACTCGTTTTTCAATGAAGTTTCTAAAGCTTCAAGTTTAGCAAACGTATCTACGTTCTTCTCATGTATAAGATCACATATACCATTTGCATCTACTAGGTCACCTTGAACATATCCGTTCAACTCTGAACCTAAAACTACATGGGGCCGTCTTGGATGCTCCATGCCAGTACCTGCTACAACAGCGTTGTGCAGTCTAGGATTATAATATTTTTGCATGTTTTTATCTTTATGTACACTATAAAACAAAAAAAAGAGTTGGCCATATTAGACCAACTCTATGTTTAACTCTTTGCCAGCTTATGTACGCAGAGTCCCAAGCTTTTATTACGTAATTATTGTGCTTGCTCAGGGGCGTTCTCCCCAGCCGCTACCTCTGTTGCGGGCTCAGAGTTTATATTTTCTGTTTCCGGAATACTCTGAGTAGCCGACGGCGCGCTTACTTCTTCATTAATATCAGTGCCAGTAGATCCAAAACCATCTTCTCCCCTGTCAGATTGAGAGAGCTCTTCGGCTTCTGTAACTTCGATTTTCGGAAGTTCAATTATAACCAACTGGCAAAATCTTTCTCCTTCTTTGTAGACTGCAGGGAGAACATCAGTAGTAGTAGCCATTACTACTTGTACTTCTCCTCTGTAAGAGCTATCTATAACTCCCACTGAATTAGTCTGACGAAGGGATTTCTTGTATATACTTGAACGTGGGAACAGCAAACCTACACAACCCTCGGGGATCTCCATTGCGATGTCGGTGTGGTATACCAGCATAAGCTGTCCGCATTCATTTATGGTAGTAGTAATTCTAGTGCAAGTTAAATCAAATCCTGCGTCACTCTCATGTGCTCGTACAGGAAGAACAGCATTCTCTGCTAATTTCTTAATTTTAAGTTCCATATCAAGTATTATTTCTTTCCTCTAATTTTGTCCCAAATGCGCTTAAAGATATTCTTCTTTTTCTTAGGCGCCTCGTTAGCTTTCTCTGCTACTGCCCTCGCGATAGCGAATGCTATCGACATGGTGTCTGTAGTCATCTTGATAGCCTTAACAGCAGCATAGTCTGCAATATAACCAATGAGATTCTCAAACTCTGTATCGTTGATTGGAAGACCTGCTCGCTGTTTGGCAAGTGCAAATGACGTATATACATCGTTGGAATCTGTATCATTTGAGATATCCACAGTATAAACTGGAACAAACTTCTTAGATGCTTTCTTTACGGTTTTAACTGTTTTCATAATTTTGGACTGTAATCTTGTTGTTTATTTAATTTGAATCTGGGTTTTAGCCTAAATCTAAATAGCTTGTGTAATAGTATATCGTGAGTATCGTCTGGATCCTTCATTACAGCTTCTATAAATTTAAACTGAAACATTGCTATATCATGTACAAGCTTAGGATCTTCATTCAACTCTTTAGCTACTTCTTTACAAGCTTTTTCAAATTCCATTATGCTTTGGGTGTTTCTATCGCTACAATATCGAATTGACTTACAAGGTGTGTATCTTTAAGTAAATCAAACCATCTTGCGTACGAATTTTTATATACAAGTATATCACCAACCTTAATAGGCATTGCTGGGAATTTATCATCCTCCATTTGCCGTTGATAATCAAACGGTATCTTTAACACAATACCTTTGCGGAAATCAGATTCAACTTCTTTTACCTCGGTCTCTACTCCATCGTAGTCTACAGCTTCAACTCCATTTTCATCTTTCTTTGGAGCATCGTCTTTAACGACCGGTTTATCAAACTCTTTCTTTACCATGATCGGGTCCAGCGGCTTAACGAGGAATGACTTAGCAAAGTCATATTGTATCTTTGCAGACAGATCCTCTGCAAGCTGCGACTGATCAATAATCTTCTCTTCTTCCATAATTTACTTCTTTAATGAGTTCAAATGTTCAAGAGCAGTAATAAGGTTGTGGAGCACTGTTTGCTTTTCTACCTTCATACAAGCCGGCATGTTAGCCATGTCTTCATCAAGATTAGCAAGATCCTCTTTATAAGTATCAAGCATATTATTGATCTCATCAAAAACATTAATAAATGCAGTGGGTTTATCTACCTCGCTCAAATAACCTTCCTCGATAAGCATTTTAGCATAATCTACGGTAAGAACATAATTAGAGCTATAGCGTGATGAAACAGTATTGTCTTCACTATCAGACTCATGACGTTCCATATTAAACTCACTCACATACTCTTTGCCGTCAGCTGAAAGTTCGAATGTATCTCCAACTTCCATAACAAAGAACGGCTTAATTACTTTTAAAATTTTACTCATATTTATGATTTTTTATTCCCGTATTACAACGCTATAACGGGTGAAAGTAGCAATTTGGTTTCAAAATTTTAAATTTTTTTAAATTTTGCAACTAAACCCCCTGTTTTATACGTTAAGGGGGAGATAATAGAGGGGGATAAACTATATATATAACTATCAGTATTAGTATAACTATGAGAAATAAGAAGAACAATATAAAGCCTATATGTGATAAATATCATCCTACATTATACCCTAGAACACTCTGGGTAGTAAAGAATGCAGATGCTAAATATATAGATAAGCTATTCTGTGCTAGAAATGGTGAAGGTCTAGACTTATCTGATATATCTTACATGTGCACATATGAAGTAAAACATAGAAAAACAGGACATTACGGCTCTTTAGTAGTAATAGGACCTGATGTAACTAAAGAAGACCTTGAAACATTAGTAGCAATATGTGCTCATGAAGCTGAACATGTAAACTATACTATCTGTACTGATATAGGTCTTTCTATCACATATGATGCTCAAGAAGCAGCCGCTTATTTAACCCAATGGGCTACTAAATGTATATTTCACACATTACGACGATGAATCTAAACAATATAGAATACAATGCCATACTCTATTATGCTGATTTTTTAAGTATAAAAGACAGATACATCCCTATTACAGACACGTGTAAATACTTCTTCATCCACGATACCCCTATAAATGCTGCCTACATAGCTGGAGTAGAACCTGAATTTGATAAATCATCCCCGTATTACCTACAAGCTATGGCAGAATACCTAACACTACGTGATAAATTTGGGGAAGATGGTGCTTCAAGCTTTATTGAGAAGATAGCAAACCTAGGAGTAGCAGGTTGTGTAGATGCTATTTATATGCTAAAATGCTGTTTATTCTATGAAAATAGATCTACCCGTAGAGCAGCATGGAGAAAATACTATCTGTGGAGAAATAATCAAAAATATTACCATACTATCAAGAACGACGATGGAGACCCAGAAAGAAGAGAATGTACAAAATACATTAAACACTATGAAAAAATGCTTAAGTAACAGCGAATATTTAAAAGCATTTAAATGGCTCGTAAAAGAGCAAAAAATAAGACTAAAAAATAGATATTACAACGAAAATAACGACGATGAGTAAGATAAACAAGTATGCAAATCTGTACGATAAAGAGGGTAATTTACTTAAAAAAGCCCCTCTGACAGATTACACTATTGAAGAGACTGAAAAACTAGTAGATGACCTCACCGAACAGTATAAAAATGACCCTGAAAATAAGGATCTTAAGCTACGCTTAGATAATGCTGCACAGTACTTATATGGTCTCTACTTACGTTATGGAAACCCCCACGAAAAAGAGCTCGTAGAACGTATAAAACAAGCTGCAAATAAAGATGTTTCAGAAGACCAAATAAAGGAAGCATTAAATGCAGTATCAGATGAGCTTAAAAAGACATACAACACTGATACAAACGATGATGAATATGTCGAGTTTACAGAAGATGTAGATAATCCGGAGCAACAATAGTTGTTTCCGGATTTTTTTTATTTTTTAAAATTGTGTTATGTGTACAAAAACGAGAAAAGAGTGCAGAAACGAGGAATACTCCCCCGTCGCGCCCCCGGCGCTCGCGGGGTCGTCCAATACCCCCGCCTTAAATTCTCTCTTCCCCGCAGAAACTAATCAAAAAGCGTTAGCTGTTCGCATTATTAACTTAAATCTTTATCAATATGCAGTATCAAATGGAATTCAGTATCTCCTCGGTTAATGGAGAAAAGCGAAAGTTTTCAAAGTGGTATGATTCTAAAGAGCAGCTTGCTCTCAAATGGCTCGAGCTTAGCACACGTTACGCAGTGCGTGCTATTGCCATCCACGAGCGCATGCCGATTGCTAACGAGCTCGACTTCTAAGTCGGGCTTGTTGGCTTTTTGTTTAACTTAGCTTGACGCCTTATGAAAACATTTGTTCGTTTCTTACACGCGGGGATTATCATCCTGGCAGCTGTATTTGCTGCCATGTGTTTGTTTGCTCTACCGACACCTTATAACCGCTGGTTCTTTGGTGTTGGTCTCTTTGCCGCAGTGGTGATGTGGGATTGCTTGGATTAACCAAGCTCCCACTTTATCTCTCTTCGCTTCGCTCCGCGCTACGCGCTCCGCGCAGCTGGGCTGGCGCTTTGCAACTAGCTGTGCAATCTGGCCGCAGGGACTAATTTAAACGCTAACGCGGTTCGCGCGCAAGCGCGCCTTTTCGGCGAAATACATTTTCGTTGATAGGGTGCGATTGGGAGGGAGACGCGTATCTCAAATATCTTCCTCATTCTGCATTCTCTTCCTGAGATGCGCTTGTTTAATATATAGCGATTATGTTTAATCTTTAATATATATTTGCTTATGTTACACAATTATTTACTGACGAATCCTCACATCTTCGTTACAGAGGAGCAGAAAGATGCAAACGGCAACGTTACTCGTAAAGCTGAGCCTTACGTGCAAGGCCTCTTAGTAGACTTGACCAAGCGAAAAGCAAGAAAGCGTATCCTAACTGTCTTCAAGACAATGGACGAGGAACTTATAACCGCTCTTCGCAAACTCCTTCCGTCGACTGGACAATGGACAGACGTAGACGGAAACAAGCACCCTTGGAATGGTCTACGCCAGCTAGCTCCAACCGAAACATTCGGAGAGGCTGAATATCAAGCTGTAGTAGAAAGTCTCAAGCCTCTGTTATCCTACGAAGACGGCAAGTACATTGACGCTCCTCTTGGTGGCAAGTATGCGATGAAATATTCGCAGAATTTGGGCACTCATGTTGCAGGTGATTGGGTATGCGAGCCTAACTCTAACTTCATCCGCGTGTTCGAGACGGTAAGAATCTTTGTAATGGTTAACGAAGAAAATCCCGACCCGAACATACCTGACGACTATGTAGACGGCTGGGAACCAAACACGGTAGTACAGGCACGAAAGGCTTTGTATATCCCTGTTGAAAGCATCACACCAGACCAGCTAAAAGGTTGTCGCTTCAAAACAGATGTTCAAGGCGCAGCTATCGTGACCACAGAAGATGATGAGGACCCTGGTATCTAACCAGGCATTTGGGGAGTGAGCGTAAACTTGCTCCCCATTTTACTTGATTCACACGTTTAACCCAAAAATATCAGAAATTATGGCAAACAAAATTCAAGTAAAAACCGTCGAGATGAATGCTAACGTAGAAGTAATCCCAATGAACGCATATCTGGTTGCAAGATGTGTGCGAACACACGCGTACATAAAGAACTTCTTGGAACGGAACGAATCCGAAGCACAAAGGTACAACCAAGACACAAAAACGTGGGAGAAGGTGCTGGACGAGAACGGCAAACAAGTGTACGACTACGGAAGCATGAAAGGCAAAGAGCTCAAAGAGCACATCCTACCGCTACTCGACGAATTCATGGCAGCATTTGGCATCTAAAACTTTTGCAGCTTCCTTTATCCCTTGCGGAAAAGGTTGCTGCAAAGTTTCTTGCTTGCGGGATATATGCTTTTCTCGCCGAAGATGCTGGACGCTTTAAAGCAATGTCTGCCACGTGTGAATACGACAAACAATCAAACTGTAGATTAATCAATAACTACAAACATATGCCTAGAAAGAGATTCAAACTCTCATGTGTAGCATCTTCAGAAGGTGCACACGTTGCTCGTGCTCACAAACGTTATATACGTGAAGAGCATGAAAAGTTCGCACTGACAATACAAGTCAGTATCCCTAATAAGTATTTTGTCAAATGCTTCGGTAAGTTAATACAAATAACTGAACGTGAAGCAATGATGCACGGCAAGGCTAACATTATAATCAAATGACAAACATACAAAGACTCTTAACTGGACTGCTATTGGCAGTCTCGTTAGTCATGCTCGTAGGAGCATGTAACAGCTTATCCTCAGTCAACAATGAAATATGTGAATTGAGGAAACACAATGCAGAGCTGAATGAAAAACTTCAGCACTATAGGACAATCAACATGTCTTATGGGGACCTACTCCACAGAATCTGGATCGATAGACCAGGCTATGTGGAAGACTGTCTATGGGAATCAGATGAATTTGAAAAAATCGACTCAATTTATAACAATAATTGGGAAGATGTATTTGAATTCTGGTCTGAGCAGGATTCTATCAACTATTACCGCAACTGGAAAGAGCAGTCATGTGGAATAAGCGACTAGTCACATTAAATCAAGCTGTAATCCTGAAACGGCTTGGTTTTCACGAGCAAGTAAATCACTACGGCTGGGGGGAGAACAAAAATCCCTTCTGCTGTAGTGGGGTATGTTCTGATTGGAATGAGTGTAATAACTTTATATCTCTTCCAACTGTTGACGAAGCCCTTGAGTGGCTCCATGCAAAATGTAAACTGAATTATGTTAGTACATACAGTTCTGATGCAAACAAAGAGCATCAAATAACTATATGTTATGACGATGGTTCAGTTGTATTTTGTTACTCTCCCAACAAATATGCAGTAAAGAGAAAAGCAATATCAACATTGATTAGATATTATGAAAATCGAAACAAAAAATCAAACAAATCCTCCAAAAGGAAAGATTGATAAATTAGGCAACGATAGAAATAAACTCTATTTCAAGTCTGGTAATGCCACCATGTTATTCTGTAAAGATGTAACACAAAATGGTGCAAAAGCTCTTCTCAATAATCTGCATAATATGGCAGATAGATTGGACATCAAAATCGAAGGTAAATTCATTCTAACAAAGTAAAATGGCAAAATTAATTGGAAATCAATTCCTGGAATTAAATGCAGTCCTTATAGACGAAAATGCAATCACAGAAGAAAAGTTCAAAACAGCCATCATGGTGGACAATATCACGGGTGTAACACCTACGACAAGATTGACAGCTATAGATGGCATTGTTATTGGGAAAAATCATCCTGATATCCATTGCATTGTCACCGCATTTGTTCGCGACGACGATTATGCATCTTCAATCTTCTGCGAAGATACATATGAAGACATCATATTCGAATTAAGCAAGTTAAAGTATGTATAAGGTCGGACAAATAATCACAATCGGCGGCGAAAAATGGAAAATAACAAAAACCGACAGGCCGAACGTATGTGATGAATGCGGATTGCAAAACGGGTGCGATACATATCCATGCGAACTATATGTATCAACGTTGGATGAAAATACAGACGATTTAGTCGTAAATGAATTCGATGTGATAACGTGTGCACAAGAATTGCCACTAGGATCATACCCAAAGAAACTCGAGTGACGGCGAGTAATGTCCTCACAAGTAAATAACTCTCTCAACATCATCAAGATGAACAAAAAAGAAAAGCTAGACCCTGGAGTGTGGGTGGGTTTAGCGTTAATTATTGTCTTATGTCTATGTACATCAAAGTGCAATGCACAAAGACAAACCGCACATGTTGATACAATCGCATGCCACAGTGAATGTATCAATAAGTTTACAACAACTACAACAGCAAAAGGCACTGTCAAAGTGTACGCTGTGTATAATTGTAAGCACAATGGCATAAGTGATTTAATCCCCGTCTCAAAGACAGTATGGGAATATATCACACTATGCAGACAAAATGGCATTAAGCCTAATCTAGGCATTAGACTGCGCAACGGTCAAATATCCTCAATCATCAAGTATAAACCTAAATATAGAGTAAGATGAGAAAAGGTGATATCGTACGCAAGCGTTTTGCAGGAAATGTTCCAATTGGAGACTATGGCGTTGTAAATAGAAGTAAAGGTAGCTTTGCTGAAATTACATACATATCATCCCCAGAAATGCCTCTGTGTATCTCAAAGACAAAGTTAAAAGTACTGACAAAATCATCTTTGATGATATCAGACGAATTATTTGAGAAATTAGACAAAGGCAAAACATTCATCATCTCTCACGAGATGTCTGCAAAGTGGATGAAAGTCTACAATATAGGGCCTGACATAATACGCGTATACACGCCCTATGGCAAAGAGGCAACATATGTTGTAATGTCATTCAATCTAATATCTACCATACACGGTTCAAGAAGAATCCAAATAGAACTTGGAAGGAGGCTATTATGAAACCTGGACAATTCTGTACGATAAACAACACAGTATATCGTGCAAAGAAGAGAACATGCGGCTGTAGAGGCTGCGCATTAGATAGCTTCTTTACGTGTCCGTGTATAGTTGATTCACGTAATGGCAATAGAAAGATAAATTGTTCATTAGATGATATAATATTCATCAAAGTATGAAACCGTTTATAATAATATTGTTAAAAACGTGTATAAACCTAATATTGGGTTGCGTAGGATTATTATCAGCAACATATATCTCAACATGGATGTACGATACTGAAAATTATGATCCTGTCGCAATCCTCTTAGTCTTGATTTTAGGATATGGCGGTATATGGTTTATTGCCACATTAATAAGATTCTTAACCAAATAGATGAAAGCCATAATTTTTGAGTGTGCTACTGTCTGTGAAGATCGTAGTACACATTTATTTACATGTATAGAACTCACCGGAGAGCAGGAAACCTCAAGGCCTGCCAGCCTCGAAGTACAAGAGGCCAATGAGGAGAGGGTACATGTACAAAGGGCACGCCTCACATACGGTTTGTGAGAAACTCAGCCCACATTAGTTGCAAGAATTCATACAAGTGAATCAGACTCCATGGAATTTCCTAGGGATCTTGTATGATTCTAGCAACACCCACAGTCGTAAATAGAAATCTCGTGGCAAACATGTCGGATGGAAGCGTAGGCCGACACACGTAGCTACAGCTATAGAGGTCGCACCTATTATGGCGTAAGGATGCTATTAACGTATGCCGTAAGTGCAACTGTGGGAACTCTAATCCCGAGGTGACGGTGGAGGTGCTCGTATAGTGTAGAGAGAGAATACGAGGT